TGTGTCGAGTTCCACCTGTCTACTATTGAGAGCGGGAACGATGTTGTTGTGCATGTCCCAACCACCAAGGTTCAGGGTCACAAACTTAGATCCCGCCTGAATCAAACGGATGGCTGTAAGGGCATCAGTACCAAAAGAGGAACCCTTGAACTCATTGTAGTCTGGATCTTCTTCAACTCTGAATGCTTCAGAGGCGTCACCCATGATAATCTCAACGGCTTGACCCTTCAGTTCTCCCCAGTCTTCCACAATTTGAACACCCGGTTTATATCCTCCGTCTACAATATCGAGAACCCTAAGGCGATTCTTGAACCTAGCATCTCCACTTAGTAGGCGTAGGTCTTTTCTACCCTCACGAGTTGCGTCATAGCCAGTATACTTACCGCCCAGCCAAGCCGCAGCGTCATGTTGGAATGACCCAATCTTAACGTAAGTGGGTAGACCATTAGGTGTGTTTGTACCGTGGTACTTACTCATCATACTGCCATAGCTAGGCCACTTAGATGTAGTCCCAGCACCAAAATTAGCTTCGCCAGTTACAACCCAATGGGTCGCACTCGCATGATTGGCATCGCGGTGACCAAAACCTCTAGCTATAGCGATTTTGTCTGTACGCTTTGATAGCTCTGTGAACAGCCCACCCAACTGAATACCGTCAACATTGGTATCGATAGCACCAGTTGTTCCACGTCGCTCCGGAGGTGCGGTAGGAATAGGATTAAACGTTTCAATATGAGTAGCACCGCCAGATAGGAATAGGAATAGAACAGCATTCTCATCCTTATTTATCTGTTTACCATAACTTGCTGTTATGTTACCAGTAGAGATACAAGCACCACCAAGGGCACCTGCACTATATCTGATGAAATCTCGCCTTTTCATGTCATCTTCTCCGCTTGCGTTTCCGCACTTTCTTGGTCGTGCGACCACCCATAGACCAGTGACTGTTGTCGTGTAGTCTTTGTAGGTCGTCTGTTGACAGTGTTATTAAATGGTTAGGGTCTTTTCTGTGAACTGGCCCACTGAGGTGTTTGATGAGTTCTCCTCTATCCTCAGCCTTATCCCAACTACCGTCTACGTTCCATCGCGGTTTGTACTCATCTACCTCAACAATTTCCTTAGGTGGAGTGAGTATTTCCTTCTTGGTTTCCTCGTCTAACTCTTCTACCCCCCAGTTCTGGATATCCTCCATAGCCTCTTTGGATATGTAAAGGTCGTCCAGCTTGTGTTTTGGTGGGTAGTCGGGGTAGACAGGTAGTTCAACATTCTCTTCCACCGAATCCGACACGGCGAGGGCTGAAATGCCCCCAACCAGTGCCAGTTGGATGAATTCCCTACGTTTCATGACTATCTCCTATCAACCCGGTGCTTCGTAGAAACCTATGTCAAAGCCGGGTCTGTTATATTTCTTGACGGTCTCTTCCATTCCGTGTTCTTTTATGTGTTTCTCTATAAATATACACATATTTTCGTCCGTACCCTCCCAATTGGTCTTGCAATAGTGGCACATTCTAGTGCATTTAAACGATCTACGACTGGGGTCCATTAGCTTAGGACTAGTGTTTTTCTTGATTTCCTCGAATCTAGCCTTGAGCATCCCCAAAAACCGTTCTTCATCGCTCTTGTCGAAGCACATACTAAAGGGTTTTGGGTCCATTTCTCCCTCGGTATCCTTACAGAAGAAGATACTCATGATCCGATTCGGATAGTCTGGGTACAACTTGGAGATAGCGTAGAAGTAGAGTAACAACTGGGGGTCACTACTTAACTTTTTGAAATCTTTTTCTTCCCCGGTAGCCCAGTTCATACGTCGCCCGGTTTTCCAGTCAATAACCTCAATGGTTTTGTCGTTGACTAGCGTTACAAGGTCAATTGTGCCCTTAATGGCTAGCTGGCCCTCTACCGTCTTACCGTCAATCTCATACTCAAACTTTGCCCAGTCTTCCTCGATAGGAATGTCGAAATGAGGTTCTGGATGATGGATATTTCGGAAGCGTGGATCGAATTGGCCGTCGTTCTGCTCAATGAACATATAGACGGAACGCTTGACTTCCTTAATATCTCTTGGATACCACTTATGATCCGTCATTTTCACCTTATATGAATTGAAACTTAACTCACATAACTCTTCTATGAGGTCATTAGTCAGTAGCCTGTCTTTTTCTATTCTTACTTTACCACAGGCATCATCTTCCACAACCAACCACTTGTTCTTGGGTTTATCCTGTTGGAATTTCTTTAGCCCAGATAGGATCTCCATAACCTTATGGGCCATTGTTCCCAGATCCGCCCGTTTATTACTCTTAGACGGCCAGCCGAGATTGTAAGTAATGAAATACTGCATCTGGCAGTAGTCAAAGTTGTTGTAACTCGAACTACGCATGTAAGTGACGATCAAGATTATCTCCTGTGTAGTTTTTTGACTGCTGCCACAAGGTGATCAATGCTACTATCAGCGTTGTCAATGACAGTTTTGAACGGGTAATCATCTAGTGCAATTTCGCTGGAATGCTTATCGTCGCTAAAGGGTACTCGGTTCAACCTCCACAGGTCTCCACCGATTTTTTCTACTGCTTCTGCCTCATTGGGAAAACGAATATCCGCAATAATGGCGAGTTCTGATTGTTCCTGTTGAATTCTTCTAATACATGAGTTGATCCAGATAGGACCGTACATCTTACGCATCACGTCAGTCCCTAGGAATTGTAAGAATTGACGAGCGGTCATTGGGCCGGGTTCATGAGATATTAATCCAACGCCCTCTAAAAAGTCTTGCCTACCCTCCTCCCAGCTTGACATCATTCCATCGACCACCTGAGGGGTAACAACTCCCGGCATATTCTCCCACAGAAGGTGTTCCTGTACCGTATTCTTCTGGTCGTCAGTACCCCAAACACATTCAGGGGGAATGTTAAACAGTTCAGTACACATTTGCTTGAGACTATCAGCGAAACTGTACAGCTTCACATAGGGCCACAGATTCAACTCTGCGTACTCTACGAATTCCCTGTCCTTGCGGGTAATGTCAAAACCGCCCCACCCCAAATTTCCGAAGGTGTCGTGGGTTAGAACGTTAAGGTCTCCCTCAGCCCCAATATTCCAATCTTCTGCCAACCCATATTTCTGGAGAACCAGGCCATTGAGGATATTAGCAGTTGTGTTCTTACCAGCCTGCTTCCTACCTGAGATACCAATAACCTTCATTAATACAATCCCCTTAGTCCTGATAGAATGTCCAATTGAATTTTCTCCACAAACAGGTTCCCCAAGTCTTTGGAGTGCATCTGTGGAAAGATGAGCGTGAATAAACGACCGAAGTCCCTCTTGATCTTGATCTTACCTTCTCTGCCCGCTGAGTCGTTATCTGTGAGGATTACGAGATTGGTAATTCCGCTGGTGAGCAACAATCTCTTCTGCTGCTCTGATACCGACTTGCCAAACAGCCCGACGCAATTTACAACGCCAGCCTCAAACATTTTCCATACGTCACCCTGACCCTCTACAATGAAAAGGGTTCGGGTTTCCAACGCACGTTCAATAGCACGGTCCCAGTTGTAGCAATAGTCAGTCTTCCTAAGTCCGTTTGAGAACAAGTACTTAGGCTGTAACCATTGCTCTGTGGATCTAGCAATGTATCCCATCTGTTTTCTCTTGAAATAGATGGGGATTATGGAGCGAAACTTCATGGGCGACTGTTTATCGTCACAGTCTTCCACTCCAAACACCTTGAGGGTCTCTGGCTTGAACCCACGAGCCTCGAAATAGGGTGAGCGACCGCAAGTGCTCACTTCGTCAAACGTGCTCTCTATGAGGGTCTGAGAGGGTTTGTTGAAGATCTTGTTCAGATTGGTAAGATGGTGACACTTAACCTGCTTAGACTCAAAACCCTGTGCGTCGTTGATGTTGTATATCTGAGAAATTACCCTCAGAACGTCACCAAAAGAATCTGTGTCCAGTAAACCCTTGATAAACCCAAAGATATCACTACCGTAATGATCGTGACACCCACGAGTCCAACACTTCCAAACCTTGAATTTGGGAGAGATTGAGCAGCCGTTACGGTTATCGCTACCTTCGTGGATAGGGCAGCACATGAAGATGTTGTCGCCGTCCTGATCGTACTTCAGATTGAAGTTGTCTAACAACTTGTAAACATCATCGAAAATGATATCCTTGACCTTCTCTAGGTCTAATCTCTTATCCGACGTGTTTGTTGTATTCATACCAGAGCAATCCTGTGTTTGCCAGTGCGTAGGAAAACCACGTTAAAGCGTGCGGATAATCGCCCTGTCGGAAGTTATCTACAGCACAAATCAGATACAAGAAAGAAGCAGCGGCTATTGCGTAGATTGACATTCATCTTTCCAACTATTTGCCGCTTCTTGTACTTTGTTGATTACGTCGTTGAAAAAGTCCGCAAACTCATTCTGAGCCATATATTGTACTAGACCATCAGCCACATACCTCCATCTCTTAGTGCCTTTGTGGTCTACGTTAATCGCACCCCCAAGTACGTCATCTATTAATGTTTCGTTCATCTTTCCCCCCTCGTCTGTGGTGGCATGTAGCCAAAAATATGTCCGCAAATAAACCCAACTGTAAAGGTTACAAAAGGTGCCTCAAAAGCCGAATTCTGCATAAACCGACTGACACTCAACTCTACCCCACCTACGGCGACCGCGTACAGGTCATATAATCCAAGGGTGATTACAAGTGTTGTGACAACCAGTGCTGTTCTAGTCATTAGTTCGCCCTCTTATTTAGTTCTTGATACGCCTGCTTTCTACTCGGTAGTATAATGGTGGTCTCTCTGGTTACAATATTTATGTTAAGCTGGTGTTTGTTTCTCATTTTTGTAAACTCCAGACCACGCTCATCCCACTCGTCCGGTTCTACTAGATAGAAGTTTAAGATTCCATCTTTTCTCCTAACCCAGAAGTGACTGTTTTCATCAATGTTCTTACAAAACAAGTATTCATAGTCATCGTCTGGCGTCACTGTAACTTCCAGCCCAAGAAACCCTAGGTCTTTTCGTGTTATCATTTCATATCCTAATTTTGGTTCTGCGTGTATTCCACCATCTCTTACAAGAGTGGCACTCTGTACGGTATGGAGCGTCTATGGTTAAGATGACTGTTTGTAAGGGTATTTCGGTACACTTTGTATCATGACACAGTGGGCAGATTGGAATCACTGCCTCTATACAATTTCTTGGAACATCCAAAAATTGGTAGTCGTTAGTCCCCATTATGGATCTCCTTGAATAAACCGTTAGAAACATTAATTAAGTAACAACGGTCACCGTCACGCTGCCACATAATCATATAGCTCTTAACCATCTAATTCTTCCTCAATAGGCTGGTTGGCACCCTCAAGAGCACCATTAGGATTATTAATTGCCTCATCCCTAGTACTGATCTCTGTGATCCTAGCGTGAGCACCGTCCATAGCAAAGTTGATATAGTTACCGTCCACTAAACCTCCACCATGTCTAGCTTTCTTAACGACAGCCTTATGGGTTCCGCACTGAGGACCATCTTCGGCTATTTCCTCTTGGGACTTTAGCTTAAAGATAGCAAATGAGGTACAAAGCCAGATAATGCGGTCTGACCC